GGCTAAGATAGCTGCCTTTAATGAGAAGTTACTAAAGCGGAAGGATTCAGAGGATAGAATACAACACGTTACATTTAATAGGAGCGAGTACAATGGCTAGTAATAATAAGTTTAGTAGGAGGCCAGAGCACGGAGGGAAGATAGTAAAGGCATGGGGTAGGCTGTGGGAAGTAGGTAAAAGCGCAAACTATATTACAGCCGAGTCTTATATGGGCAAGCTTAGAGTCTGCGCTTTTGTTACACTTCCAGCGTATGAATTAAATTCCTCCGGGACAGGGTACTTCTGGTATCCTAGTGACTATGACATAGATGTAATCTCTAGGCTAGCCCACCCTACCTTTCTTGAGGGGTTAAAGTTAAACCCCGCTACTAGCTTGAGGCGGATACTGCCTAATGGGAACACCGTCAAGTGTTAGCCCGGAGTCTTATTCAGCTCTACCTGTCACCAGCCTACCATGGAATAACTAACTGGGATAAAGGCTGGGGTGGTAGAGTTAACTACTACGCCCCACTATACGTCAAAGGAAAACACCTTTTAGCCTTGCACTGCCAACCCTTACCTAAGGGCAGACTTGCCCCTATATGTTGTGGTTCCTGCCTAGCAGTAAGTGAACTAGAGGTCCCTTATGGCAAGCTACTGCCGCACTGTCCTATGTGCAAAGGTGATCGAGTAGACCTTAACGTAAAGGGAAAGGCTTGGAGAGACGTACTTATAGCCACATTATGGCCAAGCTATGATGCAGTAGAATCAGAGTATATTATATGCTTAGCCATACAAAATATGAAAAATCAAAAACACCGAAAACTTGCGAATCCGTCTGCGAACGTGCATAATACCACCATAACCCTACGGGAACGCTTACAAAGGAGCCTGCAATCATGAATACTCAAGACTTACTAGACACGGTTAATAAGCACGAGTCAGTAATTATAACCGTAGAAGCCTCCCAAGCGGGAGTTATAAAACGCCGACTCTCTAACATGCGTAGCCGCCAGCAGGTAGCCCTAGGCTGCTTCGCTGATAATCGCAGACTGGAGTACAAAATACTGCCTGCACTAGACGGAATAGATGAAGGGCTTATTCGTATGAGGATTAGCCTAGTTCATAAAGGTAAGCGCATATTAGGCATAACTGAAATAGTCCCCGCTAAGGAGTTTTAAGACATGCAAGAGAACTACGATAAGATTAAGGAAAACTTGAATAGAGTCCAGCAGGCATTAGATAACTCTGACATGGGCGAAGTTAGTACCCATTTGCTTGTACTACAGAAACAACTACAAGCTACCCCTCACTTGGTGGACATGCTACTACCGGAGGACATTGGCGTGCTGGTAACCGCCGAAAGGAAAAGGATGACTGAGGATATACTGGCTCAGAGTATGCCTAAGACTAGAGCAGGCGGTGCAGGAAAAAGGAAACCTAAGAAGGCTCCCCTTGTACTTAACCTTGCCGCATTAGATAAGCTTGATACGAGTGATTTCTAATGGTTGCGGTTAGTCTTAAGGACAGGCTAAGGATAGCAGCTAACCCCGGCATTACCATAAACACACGGGAGACTCTAACTGTATCTTACTCCTCTCTTGAACTATTCAACACTTGCCCTCGTAAGTTTGAACTATACAAGATACATCCTATGGAGTTTGAAAGGGATACTAGTCCTGCTTTGAGTCTAGGTTCTGCTGTTGGTGTAGGTTATGCACGCTTCTTGGAACTATCCGCACAAGGCCGCCTAGGGTATAATGAAGTACAGGACGATGTGCTACTGGAGACATGGCGTGCCTACTACCCTCCACTAGAAGATAATTTGAGAAGCCTTAGTAAGGCTCATGTAATAGTAGAAGCACTATCAACTACCCCGTGGAAAGCTAATGGCGCAGATGACCCATGTGACTGGGTACTAGCTAGCTTCAATGGTAAGCCGGCAGTGGAACTATCCTTCTGCATCCAGCTAACGCCGCAAATGGTGTATACTGGCTACCTTGACGGTGTTATGTATTCCTCAAGTACTGGAGCATACCGGCCACTGGAACTTAAAACTTCTAGTCTTACAAGTAACCTAGAAGTAAACTTTCATAACTCTAGTCAAGGGCTAGCATATGCGCTTATAATAGACACACTTAGTGGCGGCAAGCAGCAAGTATTTGATGTGCATTATAGAGTAGCGCAATTACACCGTACTAAGGCAGAAGCCTATCGTCCTACTATCCATGACTTCTTCTTTCATAAGACGCTTATGGACAGATTAGAGTGGCTTATAGGGTTACAGCTTGAAGTAGAAAGGATAGGCAGATACTTAGAAGTTAGCATGTTCCCTAAGCGTGGCGGTAGTTGCTTATCATGGGGTAGGCCTTGTCCCTTCTATGGTGTGTGCAATATTACAAGTGGCAGTACGGATAGCATAAAAGAAGAGGAAAAAGAGTTTCAGTTCTACTTTAAGCTGGATGATTTAATAGCAGATGCATTAGCGTTAGTAGACAGCGAATAATAAATAGGAGGGCTAGATAATGGCGAACTTACAAGACCTAGTAGCAGCAAGAAATAAAAAAATACAGACCCAGTTGGACATTAAGAGAGTGTTAATATATGGACAGCCTAAAAGTGGTAAGACCATGCTGGCTGCAACTATAGCTAAAGTACCTGCCATTAAGAATGTGTACTGGTTTGACTTGGAGAATGGTAGCTGCACCCTACTTAACCCTGCATTAGAACTCACCCCAGAGGAAATGGCTAAGGTGGAGGTAATCAACCTACCAGACACTAAAGAGTTTCCTATTGCTATTGAGACCATGTTAAAGTTCTGTACCTATAAAGGGAATAATCACACATCTAACATATTTATATGTGAGCAGCATGGTAAAGTTAATTGCATGGAGTGCAAGCCTAAAGTTATTGTAGGCACAGCAGGTAAGCCCACCGAGAAGCTTGCCCCTAAGGTTATGTCTATCCCCTCTCTGCCTCAGCTAGGAGTAGAGGATTGTGTGGTAATAGACTCGCTATCCCAGCTAGGTGATAGTGCGTTTGAAGCTGCACTTAGAGCCACAGCAGGTGACCGGAGCGCATTTGCTAAGTACGCAGAACAAGGCAGACTACTGTCAGACTTGCTTGGTATGTTACAGCAGGCTAAGTGCCATGTGCTTTGCACTACCCACGTTACAGTTAATGAAGCTGAAGATACTAAAAAGGAAACAGTAATTCCTTTATGCGGTACAAAGAATTTCAGCCTAAAAGTAAGTAAGTACTTTAGCACCGTCATATACTTGAACTTAGAGATGAAGAAGTTTAAGGCAGGCAGTAGTCCTGATTACAAGTTAAACATCATAGCAGGTGACAGGCTCGGGGTTAAGTTGGAATCTATCGACCACCCCACTATGAAGGACTTGTTCTAAGTAAAACAGTTGTCCACTAGGCTCTGGCTGATTACCTAGTATCTTATAAAATAGAATAGAGAATGGAATAGGAGAATAGAAAATGGGACTAATGGATAGCATGTTAGACAGTAGCTTGGATGAAGTTGAAGTAGCAGCGGAGTTCGTAGACTTGCCTAATGGTGAGTATCGACTGCACATTAAGAAGGCTGAGGCTAAGGAGATGCCTGCCAAGGATGATAAGCCAGCCGCAGTAGCGGTCAGTATTACCTACGAGGTGGCTGAAACTATTGCACTGGCGGACTCTAATGTGGAGCCCGTAGACAATGGTAGCTTGTCCTCAGAAAGGTTTAACCTTACAGAACAGGGGTTACCTTACTTCAAGCGTTACCTTGTAAACATCTTCGGTGATACCAGTGGCGTTAGCTTGGGCGAAAGTATCCAAGCCCTTAACGGCATAGATATTACTGCGGTGGTACGGAACAACGAGTACAATGGTCGTAGCTATATGGCTACTACACGTCAAGCGCAGGCTTAATAGCAACACACACGCTGGCTCTGTGTATAAACCAGCCCTATTAGCCTGATGGTTGAGGAGAGGATGCACGATGAACCCTCTCGAATGGCTGTAAAAACGTGTCGTGTAATGAAGACGCCGGCCTACGCTGTTAGTCTGAATAACGGGTGCTACGATAATGCACCGCCGGATAACGTAACCGGCACAGTTTGGCTATACCGACCCCTATATGGTATAGAAGTGTATGCGTGGGCTTAGGGCGACAGAGCCGCGACGCAATGGGTGTAGCTATAAACAGGGGCTACAAGGCATAAGCGAGGCGGTCTTATGCGCATTTACGACTGGCGGTTGCAGTCCTAGAGGGGTTACTGACGCCCAACACAATAATGTAGGCAGCCGCCAGCCGTAAGTGTACTATAGGAGGGTCAGGTATGAGAAAGGTATTTGAAGTAGGTGATAAAGTTAGGTGCCATAAGTGGTCAGGGGTCGCTGAGATTATTTACATAACCAGCATTAACGACATGTGTTATGACGATTATGTCATAACAGTTAAGACTAAACAACGTACGCAGTTTTACTTTACCCTTGACGGCAAATTAGACAGGAACGATGCCGAGGCTACCCTGCGTCATGCAAAAACAGGCAGCGCTGCTGTTGTAGGCGACCCTCCTGAAAGATTTGAGTATCCGATATACCGTAGGAGCAAAGCAGCAGGTACGGTTGTAGAGTTCACGGGAGTAACAACTGGAACTGTGTTAGTCAGTGGTACGTTGAATTACCGCGTGGGGGAGACCCTTACAACTTTCCTCCCGCACCTCGACGACTGGTGGGAGCCATGCAGTAAGCCCAAGTGGAGACCAACTAAACCCACATGGTGCTGGGTGTGGGATGATTGCTATGATGCTAGAGTATTGCTACTTGTGATTAAATATTGCGAACACCCAGAGGGCGCGCCTAGTGAAACTGACTACAACTATGTTGTATATAATCCATCAGCGACCCGTATGGTATATCGCAACGCAGAGCCCTGTAAGGAAGATGAAATACCGAACTACTGGCCTCGGGAGTGGACATGATAAACTACTTCAAAGAGTTACTAATAACCTTAAAACTAATCGAAGGCCCTCTAAGTGCGATTAGAGCCTGCATTAGACAAGATAAGTATGAGCCGCAGATTAGAGTATTTAAGCATGTGGATAGGTATTAAGTAAGGAGGTCTAAAGATGAGTAAGGATAGACTAACAGAAGATAATCCAACCCTAGTACAACTTAGGAATGGAAGCAGTAGGGGATTCACTTGTGTAGCAGACGCTATGCTATGGTGTTGGGATGT